GTGTTTTATAACTATTACCACTAAAACCACACACCCAACAATTATACTTTCCAGTGGTTAGACTTACTTCAAATTTTCTTTTATAATGTTTACAAACTGGACAATAATATACAGCATCAGTTCCCTTTCTGATCTTAGGGATCTGATTCAACACTTCATTTAAAGTAGATAGAATTTGTTCTTGTTGTAACAACATTTAAACAGATCATACACCAATATTCTTATTCTATCAAGTTTTTATCTAAAGGTTTTTTCCACGGTTTTTGATCTAATGAAACAGCAACTTTCATCAATTTTATAGGGTCTAAAGGATCTTCAGAAACATCTTCACTTTTTTCATCTTTTGTTTCTGAATTTTCACTATTACCGTTGGTTTCTTCAGTATTTTCTTGTTGATCAACATCTTCAGCTTCTGGTGGAGGAGTAATGTCTTGTTGAACATTCTCTTGTGTATAATTTTGTGGTTTTGGAACATATCCTATTGCATTTCTCATTATTATACCTTGCATAATGTATCTTTTATAATCATTATACATTTTTTTATAATATTCAAATGCATTGTATATGTCTTTATAATTGTCATGCGTAATTGACATCTTAACACAATCATTTTTTTCTTTCCATTTCAATCCTGGTACATCCAAAATCATACATGAAATGTTTATCAATAAATCCCTCTCATTGGGATCATTAATAATAAAATAAAAATCCTTAACTTCTATAGTTGGTGTTAATTCACTGAATGAAATGTTATATTTTAAACAAATTCTCTCCAGCTTTTCTTTAGCCGCAATTCTTTCACCACCCTTACCTTTTTCGGCTAATGCTTTTATCTTTTTTGCTAACTCTATTATTTTGTTGCGGTTCATCTTTGTATAATGAGCAAACGATTCCATCATACATATCACCATTTCGTTCATCCCAATTACCCTTTTTGTTAAGAACAGTAAATTTAATTACGTCTGGACAAAGTGATTCTAGTTCTGATTTTACAAATTGTTTTGATTTAACACCTTTAATTCTACACTTACCAAATAACTGTTTACGCATGGTGTTAACTGATAACAGATTTACCTTGACTTTAAAGTGTTCTTCAATAATATATGAAAAGACGGCATTATGCCTAGCCAATGTAATAATGACTTGTTGTGATGTGAATCCACCAGCAAATCCACTAAGAGCAGCTTCTAAATTAATGACGGTGACATCTTTAATTAGTGGATTTGTTTCCAATTCAGATATAACAAAATAAGTTTTTTCTTTTGTTGTTTCAAACTTTTTGGTATCAATATAACCGGCATCTAAGACTTTTCCGTCTTTACTAAATGCCCAACCTGTAACTGATGTAGATGAATCTAAACCTAATATAACCATATACTAATATATAGTATATGTATTATCGTTTGTATGGTTTGTTATTAAAACCTTGCATGTAAAGTGAAAGTTGTTTAGATCTTGCACCAACAGCGTCTTTCAATTCAGTTACTCCTGTAGCCATTTTTGTTTTAAATCCCTTTGTAACTGTATAATTTGTTTCAAAAGTACTGCCTCCTAATGATACAACATTACCACCTTGTCTTACAATGTCTTTAGCATTATAAGCACCACCAACAGGTTGTGTTTCATATCTTGTTTCCAAGTTTTTTTCTAATGAAGGTCTATCAATTGTTGCCATATAGTTATATTATTAATTATAAATATGATCAGACATCCCATTTTACTAAAATATTTATAGGGAAATCTTTACTATTTTTAATTGGTGTTCCTAATTTACCTATAGCAACCAAATTTGTACCACTATACAGTCCAACAGTTGTAATATAAGGAGCCAAATAAGAACCAGTTACATCTACTGAAGAACTATACTCATAATCAAAAAACTCTGGTTTTATGTATGATCTATTGTATTTTGCGGTTGCATCATCCAAATAATTGATTACATCTTGATACTTGGATCTCATACATTTATTTGTAATAAATGGTTTTAGAGAATTTTCATTCAATTCTGATATGAAATGTTTCCATAGAATAAACATGTCATTGATATTAACCATTTTATCATTGTTTACATCCAATTTTGCATCTATAGATACTAAGTTGGTATATTCAGGCATGTTTATTACTGATTTACTTACATAGTAATTATTATCTTGACCCAATGATCCTGTATAATAACCAAATAAACTTTCTTCATAAGAACCTTCTACAACTATTTCCCACCATCTTTGATTGTTTGAATTCTTTGATGAAATATAACGTAAAATTAAGTCTAAATCATTGAAAGTAAAGTGTTTATCACCATCAATATCATAGTCAAAGTTATTTCTATATACTGCAGTTGGATTTGTACTTACATTAAATTCACCAGTTTCAATTCTACAAATAATTTGATTTTCATAAATTGTAAAATTGGATTGATATTCAACATCATAATATGAACCTGTAAGTGGATTTTGTTTCACCATCATATTGTCAAACATAGATCCACTGGTCTTCATTACTAACAATCCGTTTCTATAGAATATATTACCAATGTGATAATCTTTTAGATCTGTGTTTAGATTGTATATATAAGAATATCCATGAATATTATTGTAATTTGATCCGCTGGTACTTACTATTCTGTTAGTATCTGCAAATAAACATGGTGATCCTACTACAATTGATTTATCTGAAATTGCAGTGTCATATCCAAACACGGTATATGGTACTCCGTATGTTTTGTATCTGAATATATTTTTACTTACGTTCCAATTACTTCCAGTGTTTTCATATAATAAAACCTGTCCTAATAAATTAAAAGGTCTTTCATAATCTTCTCTGGTCAATACTTTGTTTAATGATGCTGTTATAAAACTAGAAGAAAATGGAAAAACATACTTTGGTGCAGACACAATTGTATATTTGTCAAATATATCAACGTTATATCCTAACTTATTATCTTTAAATGTATTATCATCACCATATGATTTTGTATCAAGTACCCATTTGTTATTTAAGTTACATTTATAGTAAAAATATACTGCGCCTCTGTATCTTAATTGTTGTGATGAAGTATATTCATAATATTGTGATTCATATGGACAACCAACAACTGCATTGTCACCATAAATTGATACAGAATAACCAAATCCATCAAATAATTGTGAATATGATGCACTTGGTGGATAATTTACATAAGGAAGATTATAATTAAAATCTTGATTTGCATTTACATAATTTACTTCATTCCATCCGGTAGAAGAAGATACAAAGAAATAAACTGAACCAGTTCCACTTCCTTTGTAATCACCAACAATCAAATCTTTGCTTCCGCTTGGATCAATCTTTAAAGAATATCCAAAATAATCACCCACATTACTTTTACTTCCAGTTAAAGTTTGTGCATAAGTCCAGTTATTATTTACTTTTTGGTAAATATAAACTGCTCCTTTATTATTAAATTTCTTAGTACATCCTATTGCCAATACATTTTGACCTAGTGAAATTGATTGAGCAAAACTGCCAGTTTCATCATTAAATGAACTGCTTATACTTGTATATGGATATATTGAACCTGATGATAGTTCATAGATATCAACACATGATCCTGTACTGAGATTTAGTGGTAATACATTAGCGGCATTTACAAATGAACAGCTAAAAAATCTAGTACCTACAGCTAATTCACTGCCATAAATTGAAAGTGAATTTCCGTATTCATTTTCTAATTTTACAATATCAGTTTCACTTATATTACCATCAATACTTATACCGTTTTCAGTTAACAACTCAGTAAAATTTGTGGTGCTTAATGATACATTTAATTGTTGTAAATTTAAAGTTTTTTGCAATTCCAAATATGGAACATATTGATCAACGGATGAATCATATTTTTTAACATTCACAATTCCAATTGAAAATCCTTGATTTTTTCTAAATGAAGGTGGTGATCCAATTGCAACATAATCACCGTATGTTGCTACTGAATATCCGTAATTTTCATTTTTTATTGTTACACTCATAAAATTTAATTATCATTAAAATGATCTTTCATCACTGCCAAATTTGATAGGTTGACATATTGCGGGATAAACAATTTCTACAATTTGTTCAGTGGGATTTATATAAATCAAACCATCATTTAATATGCCTTCCGCATCTTGAAAACCCCTCCCAGCAGTATATAATGTATCAGATTTAATTATTGTTGGATTATTCTGTTCATCATATATAACCATTTTATCAGTTTGAAATTCAAATCTTGCATTATCAATTGATGTATTTTTTATAGCTAAATTAACAAAAGATTTCAAAAGTGATCTTTGTATTTCTCCATTTGTAACAGATGCTCTAGGTGATAAAAACGTATCTTTAAACTCATCACTATTAATTTGTCCTATTAATTGTGTTTTTGCATCATCTATATCAAATGATCCATTTGTTCCGGTATATCTAAACCAATGACAATCAACTAAAAGGGGCCCTCTATTAATCATACTATCTATAGAATCTCCTAATCTTTTATATTTTAAATCAATTGCAGTTTGTTTAGTATATGGTGTCGTATATTTTATAATTACTTTTATATTTGTAGTGGTATCTACTAACGTTGTATCTGTATTTAAAACAAAATTATTTCTACTGTTATTGTTGATTATGTTAATAATTCCATCAAATTCATATGGTGATAACAGTCCGTCTAAAACTTTTGCTTTTAGTGAAGGTATTAAGTTTACTAAATTAGATCCTAATAGTGAGTTAGTGTAACTGCTATAACTTGTATAAACGTCAATAAAAGGTATATATAAATCATTAATTCCTGGCAAAGGTTGTATCACAGGAGGAGCAACATTAACACAACTTATAGAATAATTCCATGTATTATTATTTGTAGGAGAATATACAGTGATCAAACATTTATCATTGTCTATACCATTTAATGATCCTTTTTTATCCTTATCAAAAGATATTTGAGGGTTGTTTTGTATTCCTGTTACAGTAACAGATTGTCCGCTTACATAATCTGTAACACTTGTTCCTACGTTATAATCTCCAGATCTTAATCCTGAGTTATATACTTCTTTACCTGAGTTTAATGGATATTCAATTGTAAATTGTGATGCGCCTTTACCTACACTATAAAGTAAATTTACTTTACCAACTGCGGATGTTAAATCAATAATATTTTTTTGATATTGTTGATTAATAGTTTCACTTGTAATATTAGTTCCACAACTATTTGTTGGAATTGATTTTATTATTAATTGAACTGTTTTTTCATAAGCAAAGTTTAAATCAGAAAATACTTTTACCTGATGTGTTCCAACTTCTCTTGGAAATGAATTTACAAATCCTAGATATGTTAAATATAGTATTAAATTACTTGGAGTTTTAGACAGTATTTGAAGTTGTTTTTGTTGACCGTCATAATAAAATATATTTGGACCAAACACAACATTACTAATCTGAGAGATAATTTCTAAAGTAGCAATTACAGTTGAAACTGTATACTTTATTGTAGTAGGTATAGACGTATCTAATTCAGCAGTAACATTATATTGTCCAATATCTTTTGGATAAGAATATCCTGATGCGCTTGTTATTTGATTTTGATATAAATAATCAACTCTTAATATTTGATTATTTAGTCGTGTATAAGTAATTTTTATTGGTATATTAGGATCAATTGTTACGCCTAATGATTGTGGACTACCATTATATATTACAGTTGCACTATTCATAGTAATAGTACCACTTGCACTACTAGATTTTATAGCCGCAGTTGTAGTTGGTTGAACCAAAGTATATTTACCTAAAGATACGTCTGCTCCTGAAATTGTTAAACCTGAGATAGTAACTGTTTTTCCTTCACCTGGTGCATCACTTGAAAATGTTCCTACGGCAGTACCGCTCAATGTTACATCATCAAGTATTCCATTTCCATTTGGTTTTTGTATTATACCTTGTAATGTGGCTTTTGCAGTGTTTAATGTAGCCGCAGTATTTCCTAAAACATATGCTTTATCAGCTGCGGTTATTCCTGTAACAGTTAATGGTTTAGCACTTATAGTAATTGAACAGGTTGTACTAGCAGATGCGTAATTTCCTGATGCAGCTTGTGTTATTGTTACATTAAGAGTACCAATGCCAGTAATACGAATTTTACCATTACTAACTATTCCAACTGTTCCTAGACCGGATGTTATTGTATATGAAATTGCACCGTTACTAACAGTAGTTACTGGAATTGTGAAATCCGCATCACCATATGTTTTTGAAAAATTATCAGCTGATATTGCAGAAGAATTTCCGACTATATTCAATGTAGCGATTTGTGTTCCTTGATAATTAATATCATTAATTGTTACAACCACTGTATAAGCACCTGCATTAGTTGGTGGTGTTGTAGATCCATTATAGGTTACAGTATAATTTACATTTACTGCTGGACTAACAGTTACAGGTTTTGGATTTCCATCATAAGTTTGACTTAAATTACTAATATTAATTGTGAGAGGAAATTTTTCAATTATAAAAGTACTAGTTGTAGAAGCAGCATAAAAATTATCATCAATCGTACCTACTACGGTATAAGTTCCGGCATTAGTTGGTGGTGTTGTAGATTCATTATATGTTACAATATAAGCTAAATTTTCTGGTTTAGTAGTAGCAGTTATTACATAAGGATCACCATCATATTGTTCACTATGAGGGTTTGTAGGTAATCCGTTTAAAATAATATTTGATGGAACCTTGTCAATATTTGCGTCTTGATTGTTTATAAATGTTTTATCACTTATTACCAAATTAGAATTACCGTCATCAACAACATTATAAGTTTGTCCTTGAATTTCATGTGTAATTACTACTGATTTTGGTATTACTTTTTCACCAAATTTATTTTGAGGGATATTAAACGTAGAAATTTTATTTGGAAGACTTCTGTTTACATTTGATGAATCTAATGATTCCAAGCCAAATATTTTTGAAGGATCTTGACTTTCTTTATAAAATAAATGTTTTGTGGTAGCATATAAAACCGTTTTATATGTGCCGTCAAGGTTCTTTTCAGACAAAACAGGATCATAATAAAAACTTCCAGTTGGAGATATTGATCCTGATAAATTTACACCCTCTCTAAATCTTAAAAAATCATCTTGTTGTTGTTGAAGAGCAATTGCAGATGAAATATATGTATAGGGTGCTACTGTTCCATCATTGTATTCTTTAAAAGTCAATGATAATGATCCACTAACAGATCCACTTTGCCACAATATTAAATCCTTGTGAAGTTTATTCTGAGGATTCCATTTTTTAGCAGCAGTGAAAGGTGTGGTTCTAATGTCATTTTTTTTAAGTGACTTTATCATTTTTTAGAAATCCAATCTTACCTTGATGAGAGATTCATTATCAAAACTCTTCATCACAGGTTGACTTACTTTTGCAACTGCAACCAATTCATTTGAATCATTATACAAACCAACAGTGGTTATATAACTTTGAGGATTTGTAAAGAATTGATTGAATCTTATAGTACCTGCTGTTTTTCCATCTGTACCATCTGAAACAAATGACGGATTGTTTGAGTAATTATATTCTTGATTTTTAACTCTCACAAAGTAATGTTTAGAAGGTAAAAATTCTGATTTTCTTGCCTTGAAATATTTTGTTGTGCATGCTTTTATTCCTGCAATCAACTTCGTTTGATATAAACCATATGATGTTGGATTTGTACCTGTAAAATCAGTAATTCCTGTTAATGCACTAATTTTTGATGCATTTAGTACAATTGTACCTGCTTTTGGATATAATGTACCAATACCATAGTATACAGCAGTTACTGTTCCACCGTTTGTGAATGGTGTAGGAATTCCATTAACAATACTACCAGAAATAATATTGTATGAATCCGCAATTTTGCCTGTTACGGATGAATCATCAATAAATGTAAATTGTCCGTTTGCTCCGCTGATACTAAATTCAATTTGACCTTCATCCAATTTATCTTTATACTTGTTTACTGTAAAAGATATTGTGTAAATACTTGAACCTGTAATTGTTGTAGTTAAGTTTGCAGCTACACTAGACGCGGTTGCAAATGTAAATATTTTTTGTGTGGATGGCAATAAAACATTTGCATATTCACTATAAATTGCTTTTGTTGGATAAATCTTTGAAGTATTAATGTCAGTTTGAGAACTGCCAGATCCATAATAATTTCCGTAAGCAACTGAAAAAAATGGTTCACCTGAATAATACACGTTGTTATAATACAATCCATTATAAACATTAAATAAGCCTGAGCCTGAGGCTACAGTTTGTGACGGTGAAGTATAAAATGCAGATTGTAGAGCCGCAATATCACCTGCTGTCCACATTGGAGAGGATACTTGATTTACTCTTCCTACAACTATATCTGTTGAATCAAATTTTTTAAATATCATATTTCAAAAAGGTTATACCACTACGGTTACAGGTATTGTAACACTTCCACCGCTTTCATTTCCAATTATAGTCAAATTTGTGGTTGTTGTTGTACCTACACCAGTATTTGGTATAAACTTAAATTTCAATCCAACTACAACTTGTGATGTTTCCGCAGAAACTCCTGAAAAAGTAGCTACTGTACTTGATAAAGTATTGGATGTTACGGTTTCAGTTGCAACCAATGTACCAACATTCTTATTTGCTAATATTGCAGTATAACCAAGTGTTTGATTATATGTTGGATTTGTTGATGGTGAGATAGATAAGTCACCTGTGTAAGTGGCTGGTACAGAAATCTTATCAATATTTAGAGAAATGATTGGAATTACGGTTACGCCTTGATTTAATGTAACCAATTTATATTTCATCAATTGTGTTTCATCAAAGAAAGCTTCAAAAATTGGTGTATTTCTCAATGCAAAATCATTATAAGCGGTGCCTTGAGGATGATTTGGTTGGTATAATCCATAATCAATTTCATCATCTGCTAATGCAAATGCGGTAATGTTCAGATTTCCATTTGTAGCTAACAATTCTCTTCCTTTTTTGGTTAGAGTAGCATCTACAATGATTGTTTTATTGTCTAAATATGCCATATTCTATAAATAGTTTAAAATTAAGATTTCTTATTATTTTATATAATAAAAACGCTTTGACTCAAACTAAGACTTTGAGTTAACACCGGATTATAATCATTTACTATACCAGATCCGGTAATTTCATATGTACTTAATATAGTAGTAGTATTAGTATTTCTTGATTTTACATAGATACTACCTTCATCAAAATTGGATAATCCAAGATTGGTGTTTGTTATTGAAAATGTTATCTGAGTACCATAATTACTGGTTCTAAATTCGCCGTTTGGAGGATAAAATAGATTAACTCTCTGTAATGAAGAGGTCAAATATACAGAAAATTTAGATAATGGTTTATTCTTATATGATAGATGTTGAACAGGCAATAAATTGTATATATCAATAGAAGATGATAAATTGGTTATATACGGATCACCATACAAATTATCAATATTATAAGAAGTTCCATCAGGAACTGAAATAATTTTGTTTATTGGATAAGAAACAGGGCCCGTATTACCATTATCAGTATATACATCTTGATAATCAGTTACTTTATATAAATAAGATACTGATAAGTTTCTTGAATCAAAATATTTATTTCCGCCTTGGTTATAAGAAAATAGATAATAATCATCCGAAGTATCCGTAATATATCCCCTATTCAAATTGGATGGTCGTGAGAATCCAACTTTTTCTGCACATGTTATAGTAGACTCATATTTGTCAGAAGTTTGTAGTTCAATTTTTATTGGAGATGGATTTTTCTCTATGGTTACATCTATAGGTGGAACTACTTCTCTCACAATTGGTTTATATTGAAACTTTGGTCTTTCAAGAATAGATGGTTCAATCAATATACCAGTTAACAATTTAACTCTTGCTGGTATAACGTTCTTAATTACGTCAAATACAGAAGTGTCAAAATAACTTCTAAATACAGTCATGAATTCTTGATATAAGACTGTTTCACCTCTGTATGTGTAATAAGTGTCTGATAAAGTCTCTAGACTCTTATACTTGGATTCATACAAATAACCAGGATCAGCAATATCATCAACTATGTTATAATCACCCAAAAAGTCAATTATATCATCATCTTTTACTTTGAATGGAGAAACAAACACACCTAACAAATTAGAGTCAGGAGTCAATTGACTCAAATTTCTTGCTACACTTTGAATTGGAGAAGGTTGAATCAATAATGTTTGTTCTACTTTTCTAACCTTTTTATTATTGTACTTATTTGGACCGTATTTAGAAATTATAGATGCTTGTACAATATCAACCTCTTCAAATTGATATGGAAATACTGATTGTGAATAATATGTACATGCATTTGATTGTGTTAAATTAGTGTAAGTAAAATTATATGCGTGTCCGGTGTATTCACTTTTACCTTCTGGAAAATATGGATATATTGAAGTTGTAGTACGCAAATCAATTGGATAATCAAAATTATACCTAAAAATTAAATTATCCCAAGTATTTTCACCTTGGTTATTGCCATAAAATCCATAATTTTTACTGTATTGTGTAAAATCATAATCAGTTAATGCATTTTTAACTAATAAGATTTTATCAATTAATCCTGTGAATTTATTTGTTGAACTTGGATAATTTCCAAAATATAGATCTCCGTCATTATAAAATGATTGATTATAAGTTCTGGTTAAGAAAATACTTCCTGATTTTGAAAAACTTTCTCTGTCATCTTGATTTGATTTTATAACCAAATCATATTTTGTTGGAACATAATTTTCATCTGTTGTTGTATCATAAAAAGATGAAGTGTCATTACGTCTTAATAATACATTATAAAATCTATCTTTATTAAAGATTGGTATATTTTCAATTTCAATTGATTTATCTAATATTGAAAAATATATGTTTCCATATTCGTTTTGTTTTGTTTTCTTTAAATATATTTTCCAATCAGTATCTTTTGATGCCAAGTCAACTGTATCATTTAGATTATAATCTTCATTTAATTTAAAAGTAAATTCTAAAGACTTGGCTGATCCAGTATAAGGAATTTCTACATATTCATTTTTTGAATTGTATTTGGTGAAGAAATATTTTTCATCATACAAATAACTTGATACTTTAGAATTTTCAATTTTACTACCACCAAATTCTCTAATACTTAAAATGTTTAATGGAATGCCATAACAAGACATTAACAAGTTTATACATTCAGTTGTGCCTTTTGTTTTATAAATGTATGGAAGTGTATCAAGAATACGTTTCCATATCATTTCATTTTTATCTTTAGCAGATATTGATTGTGAACCTGAATTTGTACTGTTAAGATAATTTGTTACCAAACTCTTATTGGCAAAATCAGTTGAAGTATTCCAACCAAATGAATTTAATAGATAATAAATGATATCAGGTAAGTAACTGTCTCCTGAATTTGTATCCTTTGAATTTAAAATTGGAAATGACTTAATATATTGATAAATATTATCAAAATGATGTCCAACCATTGACAAAAATACCAAATAATCATTGTTATTTTCATCCATTTTGATATATTCTGGTGTATTGTTTACCAAACTATCTCTATTGTTTATATCAAATTCTTCAGCGTCATAAACATAAGTATAATAATTGGAATTGGTGTCTGATGTACTGCCAGAAACCAAACTTTGACTTGTATACAAGTAACATTCAAATCCATCAAATCCGTTTTTAATTGATAAACGTTCTACAGTATATGTGTTGAATTCAGTTGCATATGATGCACTTAAAATAGCTGTACTAGAATTTATTGCGGATGTAATTGTTTCTAATGTACTATCTAATGCATCAAGTCTATTTAACTTATTCTTAAAAATTTTTATTCTTAGAGCTGCAGATGAAAATAGTACAAAGTTTGAAAATTCTGAATAATCAATATCTAATGTTGCTAATTTTTTGTTGATATTAATTTCACTTTGAGTATCCGCATCTAAGTCTGGATCTAGTGATGAAACATTATCAATCGTATTTTGATTTGAATTTACAATCTTGATTGAAAAGTTAGGTCCAGAAATCTTATAGTTTTTAGATACTGTTTCTTTTATTAGAATTACATTTTGTACAAATGGAGTAATGCTAATATTTGATATCCAACAAGTTGATTTTATACTGTAATTAAATGACAATGGCACATCCAATTTTATCAACAAAGTTGAATGTGTATCAGTTGATTCACTACTTGAATCATATGAATGATCTAAAAATTTAATAATTACACCGTTACCAAAATTTATTCCGTTCTTATAATAAGAATAAAACTTTGTAATGAAATTATATTCTAATTTTTTAATTTCAACTTGTACAAATTGATCCCAAACAATTGAAGTAATCAGATTTATTGCATCTGTAAGATCAACATCAAAGAAATTAATAATTTTTAACTGGTTTAAATATTCCTTTTGTACAATATACTTGAGTTGAACATATAAATCATCAAATGTTATTATATTCTTTGAATATGTATATAACCAATACTTTATAAAATTCTTAACGCCAAATAAGTTTTTGAATGTAATTTTATTAAACAATTCAATAGTAGAAGAATCAATACCATTATAAACATTATTTATAAAAGTTATTGCATCTTGATCACTCTTAAAACCAAATGATTTTTTGAATGTATTTATTAATTCAGATGAAGTTTGTAATGTAGACTTATATGTAAATTCACAATTATAATTGAACAGTTGTGAATTTAATGTATCAGTAATATCATTTACCAATACCAATTTTCTAATAAATGATTCATAATATAGATTTTGATACAATTCTTCATCTGTTTTTGGTACTTTACTAAAATCAGGCACCAACTTCAATTCAGTTCTTGATGGTGATATTTCAGAAATGATTAGTGGAAATGATTGATTACCAGCAACGTTTCTTAGAAAATTATAAGATGCAATGTGTTGACCGTCAAATATATTTGATGAAGAAAAATCAGATTGAATATCAATCAAAAAGTCATTCTTGTGACTAATATAATCAGTTTTTGTTTTTCTATAAGAATAATTTACTTTTTTATAATCAACATCTGTGTAATTTCCTACATCTGATATATAAATAATTTTTGGTTGTTTATATGTCAATCCATTTTGTACACCACTTAAATTATAATAAGAAAATTCTACTACATCTTTCTCAGATTTACCAAAAAAACTTTCACTAATGTTTGATTTTACTTTATATACATTAACATCCTCCGCATTAAAATAATAAGCGGTGTTAACACTTGATGTAAAATTTGTTACTATTGGATATGGAAAATTCATTGTGGTTCAAGTCTTGAAATTATATCATTTAATTTCTTATTTGCATCATCTCTCTCAGATTGTAACTTTTGTATAATATATTGAATTTCATCTGCATTTTCAGTTGTAATTGCTAATTTATTAGTTGTAGGATTAGTATCTGCAGTTTGATTGAATATATCATTCATATTAATATCAATAACCGTATTGGATTGTACTGTAGGTATAAACTCTTGAAATGTGACTTGATTTAATTGTTCAATTTTCTTAGAATCATAAACAAAATCATTCAACGTAAATGAAATGTACTTAGAATTAAAACTAGGATTGTTGGTATCTATTATAAAGTTTCCGTATGAATCAACCTTATAATCATATGTACCATTATTAACATAATCCTCAATTTCTTTTTGGTATGACATAATTATCTTGTTATTTTAAATATATTACCATTATCAAATATATCAGTTTGATTGTTAAATGTTGTTTTAATTAAAATTCTATAAAATCTTTCAACAGGTAATCCAGTTGTATCTATTTTAAAGTAATGAATATTACCATCAGAACTTAATTTTGTATTATCATCAAAATCAATTACAATATTTTCACTTTCATTATCTTTGACACAATAATAAGATGCGGATGGTAACAAACTTGAACTCAAATAACTGTTTTGTTGATATCCTTTTGTAAAATTCTTCAATGGAAATTTTTCTCTAGCAAATATATTGATTCTTGGAATGCTTCCAAATTTATATTCCTTTGATAAATTTTGCATTACAACTGTATATGGTACAATTCCAGTTAAAGGAACCATACTGCCTGTTGTATATATACTATCATTCCAAGAAATATCAATATATGGTTGATAAATTGTATTTGTTTCTTTACTAAAGAATTTAACTGTACTATCAATTCCATTAGTTGTACTTGATTCCAATGAACTAATTAATATAATACCTTCATTTGGAACACATCCACAGATCCACCCTTTAACAATGTTTGTAATATCCATATTGATATCAGATGTAGTATAATCATATGATTGTGAACATATGAGTGAACTTCCACTAAATGAAGATGTACAAAATGAAGATGATTTATATTGATATGTCAAAGGAACTGTATTATACCATGTACCACCTTGATTTATAGATGCAGATGTACCTGTTGTAATATTTGATCCGCTAACGTACCATAAAGACCCACTTTCAGTCTTATTATTCCAACTTGCGCCAACCAAATCACCTCCCGTAGAAAATCTACCTATACCCATATTCCAACTTTGACTGATTGGATATCCATAAACCGTATAATCAACAGGCAATTCACTAGCTTGTGTTGTCTTCAACTTTAATTTAAATGTAACGTCACTGGTTATTGAACCATTGGATATAGACTTAGAAATCTCAGTTGTATCAAACTTAATCAAAATTCTGCTGTAATCAGGTACATCTATGTATGTAAAATACGGAATATACAAACTTTGTGTTCCATATACAAACCCACTTATACATCCATAAAAATTATTTAAACTACCAGAAGCATTATTAATTGATCCTGTAAAATTACCAATTAATGAACCTGTTACATTTAAACTTCCAACAAAACTACCAGAAAAACCATTTAAACTTCCGCTTACATTTGAAAGTGCAACGGATTGTTGTCCAGATGAACCATACGTAGTACCATTTAAAACTGAAGAGGTTGATACTACACCTGATACACTACCAGTAATATTTGCACCATTAATTAAAGATCCTGTAAAAGATATAGATGAATTACTAATAAATTTTAGATTGGCATATCCACTAGAATCAATTGATGTATTAGATCCACTAATATTTCCTGTGAAATTATTTAATTCTAAATTGGTATAAACTGATTGACTAATTGAAGATGATTGATAATATATTGTTGTTCTGGTCACATTTGGATGTGCCTTCAATTCCAAAATTTCATCAATACCAAAGTTTTTGTTGACGTATCCAACTTCATTGGTTATGTATGTATCTTTTTGTGGATATAAAAATGTGTGCATATTATACTACGTTTCCTTTGATATCTATGTCAGTGTATTTAACTTCAAAAACACATGGATCTAATGAAGGATATATTATTTTATTTTTTGTTGCGGATAAAATGTCATATTCATGTGGTGAGTAATTACCATCCTTTGAAGTCAAATTTACAATTTCAACATTTGTTAAAGATTGTACTCCTTCTACTCTTGCAATTTCCAGTTCCAATTGACTCAAATTGATTGGTTGTGAAAAACTCCATTTGTCAATATTAAAAAAGTCTTTTACTTTTAAAATACAATTATTTAACACTTCTTTTTTGTTATAATTGTTATATGTTAAAATTTTAAAATTTACACCAATATTAATAATATATCCGTCAATAATATTTACTCCATCAGTTAGAAGTCTATATTTTTTTAAATACTCTTTTACGTTATAAAATAAAGCTTCATTAATTTGTGTTAGATTTTTATTTTCATTATATCCAAGGACATACAAATTAACTGAAAATGGATTAGTTACATCATAATTAATTTTTCTAAAATAATTATCTACTGAATTATTTGTTGATGTAGTATTGTTATCATAATCAACAAATCCTGAAACATCATTCTTTAAGTTTAAAACCAAATCTGTATCTGATGTTATATATGCTTTAGCAACTGAACCATATTTTGGTGGCATTGCATAAGTTCTAATTAAATAATCATCCTTAGTTACAGATCTATTTTGTGATGTAAAATTCAAAATAGCATTTTGTTTTATTTGATCTACAGATTCTTCATCTGCACCACCAACTGCGGAAGTATAATTATTTACTCTTAAAGTTTGTTTTACTGTATTAAATAATGTTTGTTCATCTGGATTCAATGATGTTGCATCATTCAATAGTTGATATGAACTAATTCTAGTAATTTCATTTGCATTACAATTTGAAAGTGATCCGCCACCAATTATGTAATTGATAGTCAACACTGTATTTGCAGGAGCTGCACCAAATGTATTTGTTTTTAAGAAATTACTTCCGTCTAAGGAAATATCTGTATTTCTAATATTTGATAATCCAATACCAATAATAGACGCATTTGGATAAACTATTTCATCTGCATAATTATCTAATCCAGGACCAAATTCCAAATAAGTTGTATTATCTGCGGTAATACTTGTTACATACTTTCTTGATGTCTTTAATGATTTGATAATCTTTGATACTTCTGATTTATAAACAAAGAAATTTTCATCTGTAACTTGTGAGTTATCTATATCAGTAAAAACAACATCTTGTGCTAAATAATCAGCTTCATACCATTTATTATTATCTTCATCTACAACTGTAATTATATTAACTACATTTTTTTCATCCAATACAATTTTATAGTATGGAGTAGCAGCACCTACAGTGAAAGTTTTAGTAACAATCTTACCAGCAAATGCCTTAGTAGTTTTTCTTAACAAGAAAAATTGTGGAACTCCTAATGCATCTCTAGAATATACACTAACTTCTCTAGGAGAAAATCTAGTATCAACTGAAAAATCAACTGGTTCACTTATAATGAAATTTTGATCAGAGTTATTTAATAACTCCATATTTTCTCTAATTGACAAACAATATTTTTCATCCGGTACATAATTTCCATCAGAATCAACCTTTGATGGTATTAATTGAAACAATTCAATTTCAGTTATGGATGATTTGGTTGGAGTAGTTTTGTATCCAAGATATTTAGCCAAAGCAATTACATTTTTACGTTCTTCAGAATATGGCATCAATGATTCTTTGAACTGATAATCAATGTAGTATGATAATACATCACCTACATATGCAGCTTGTTCAATAAACATTGTACCAGGTGAACTTTCACTAAAATCCTTATATGTTTTAGGAAAATAGTTCTTGGAAAACTCAATCAAACCAGCTTTAAATGATGCAAAATCTCTATTAAGATATCTAATATCTTTATTAAGAGGTTGAAAGGATTTTGGTTGTGTTTCGGCCATATTATTATAGATTGCTTGTTACAGTTAATCCAAGTACATCAGTTTGATTGTTTACCGTAAATTGTATTTTTATGCTTATTATATAATTATCAGTGTTCTTGTTTTTTTGAGCGGTTGTAATGTCTAAAAATACAGTATTTACAATTACATTTGGAAACCAATAATTCATGTCTTCTTTAATAACATTCTTTAAAATCTCATCAAACCCTTCAATATTTTGTTCAAATAGATATTGATACAATTTTGTACCAAACTGAGGGTTAAATCTTCTTTCACCTGGTCTGGTGTTAAAAAAATTAGTGATGTTGGCTTTAATCTGAGTAAGAGTGTCATATGACTGCTCAAAGTACCCATTTATGCCAGATCTTAAAGGTAATGTTAAACCAATTGGATTCATATTATGACATTGATACTAAACCACCACCACCAAGACCTGATGTCTTTTTCTTATCAACTGCTTTCATCAATTTTCTAAAATCTCTATTAATAACATTAAGTACTTTGGCCTGTTCTTCATTAACTGGTGTTATTTGTTGTGGAATCTGTACAGATTCATTAATATTAGCGCCACCTAAAGATTCACTTCGTAATGCACCCATTAATCCCACATAAGAACCTTCTCTTGGAACTCCACCTACAGTTTCATTCAATACAGCATTTAATGCTTCATTATTTGTATATTTCTTAAATGTTTT